AGCTGCTAGAGATCAAGCAGAGGCTGAAGACGAAGATCCTGTAAATGTTTAAAGTATACGACTTCCGTTGCACTAACGGACATGTCTTTGAAGAATTTGTAAAGGATGGTGTCACAACCAGTAGGTGCGGTTGTGGTGCCAACGCTACAAAGATGGTATCTGCCCCGTCTTTCCACCTTAATGGCTCCGATGGTTCATTCCCCGGAGCACACATTAAATGGACTAGGGAACACGAAAAAGCAGGTAGTAAATAATAACTCCACAATGATTATAATCACGGAGCTTAATAATGTCAAGAGCAACATTAGTTGACCCGCAGCCCGAAATGGAAAACGCGGACGATATAAACGAAGAAGCAAACGAGACTCAGTACGAAGCAGAGGCAGAAGTAACTGAACAACCTCAAGAGCAGTCTACCGTTCCAGAGAAGTACCACGGTAAGTCACTGGAAGAAGTTGTACAGATGCACCAAGAAGCCGAAAAGCTTTTAGGTCGTCAGTCCGGTGAGGTAGGAGAACTTCGTAAAGTGGTTGATGATTACATTAGTAGTCAAGCACCCGCGCAAGCACCTCAACAATACGTTGAGCCTGAAGAAGATATAGATTACTTCACTGATCCACAAGGTGCTGTTAATCGTGCTATTGAGAACCATCCTAAAATTAGAGAAGCAGAGCATTACACTGTTGAATACAAAAAGCAGTCGTCACTTGCAACGCTTCAAGCTAAACACCCAGACATGCAGACAATATTAGGAGACCCTAAGTTTGCAGAATGGATTAAGGCATCTAAGATTAGGACTCAGCTGTTTGTAGCGGCTGACCAAGGTTATGATTCTGATTCTGCTGATGAGCTATTTACACTCTGGAAAGAACGTAAAGTAGTGACACAGCAAACCGCCAATGTTGAAAAACAGGCTAGGAAGCAAACACTGAAGGCAGCTAGTACAGGTAATGCACGAGGCAGTAGCCAAGGGACAAGGAAGAAAGTGTATCGTCGGGCCGACATTATTAAACTTATGAGAACAGACCCTGACCGTTATACAGCATTAGCCGATGAGATTATGGCAGCTTATGCGGAGGGTCGAGTAAAATAATCTAGGAGATTACAATGGCTACTCAAACTTATCCCGGTACGGTTGGCGGTGGAAGTATCGTCAACAAAACAGCAGCTGCTACTTTTATTCCAGAAATCTGGAGTGACGAAGTAATTGCTGCCTATCAGAAGAACCTGAAGATGGCTCCTCTGGTTAAGAAGCTTCCAATGACAGGCAAGAAGGGTGATGTAATTCACATTCCTAAGCCTATCCGTGGTGCTGCTTCTGCTAAGGTTGCTGACACTGCTGTTAACATCCAAGCAAACGTAGAAGGCGAATTGCAGATTACTGTTGATCGTCACTTCGAGTACTCACGTTTCATCGAAGACATTGTAGAAGTACAGGCGCTTAACAGCCTCCGTCAGTTCTACACTGAAGACGCTGGTTATCAGTTGGCTCTTAAGGTTGACACTGACCTTATGAACGCTGGTACTGGTTTTGGTGATGGTACTCTTGACCTTGCTGCTCCTTCTGGTGCTGACTGGGTTAACAGCAACAGCTACTACTTTGACGCTGCTTCTGCTGGTGGTACTCCACTGACAGCCTTTGCTGCTTCAACTGTCGCTGCTGGTGATGTCTTCACTGACGCTGGTTTCCGTCAAGCTATCCAGTTGTTGGATGATGCTGATGTACCAATGGACGGACGTTGCATTATCGTTCCTCCAGTAGTACGTAACACCATCATGGGTACTGAGCGGTTCTCGTCTTCTGACTTCGTATCAGGACAAACTGTTAACACCGGCCTTATCGGTAACTTGTATGGCGTAGATGTATACGTTTCATCCAACTGCCCAACACTTGAGGCTAATGTACGTGGTTGTATCCTCATGCAGAAGGACGCTCTTGTCCACGCAGAGCAGATGGCTGTACGTTCACAGACTCAGTACAAGCAAGAGTACCTCTCAACGCTGTACACTGCTGATTGCCTATATGGTGTTCAGGTCTACCGTCCAGAAGCTGGACTTGTCTTGGCTGTCTACGACGCCTAAGTCAACTACGGGGGCCAGCAATGGCCCCTTTCTTTATCCCCCTCCTTTTTCTGCGATAGGAAACTCAGATGTCCAACTATACTAAGACTACAGACTTTGCAGCAAAGGACTCGTTACCTACAGGCGACGCAGGAAAAATTATCCGTGGCGCTGAATTTGGAACAGAGTTCGACAACATTGCAACTGCTATTGCAACTAAAGCTGACACCGCTGGTCCGACACTGACCGGCACAACTACATTTGATACTCTTTCTGACGGAACCATTGCTGTTACTGCGTTTGTTGATGAAGATGACATGTCGTCCGACAGCGCAACAATGCTTCCCACACAACAGTCCGTAAAAGCGTACGTTGACTCTCAAACTACCGCACAAGACCTTGACTTTGAAGCTGACACTGGCGGCCCTCTAAGCATTGACTTAGACTCTGAGACTTTAACATTTACTGGTGGTACAGGTGTTGACACGTCTGGTGCAGGCAATGCAGTTACCTTTGCTATTGATAGTACTGTAACAACGCTTACTGGTACACAGACTCTTACTAATAAAACACTTACGTCTCCTGATGTAAATACTCCTGACATCGACGGCGGTACTATTGACGGTACTGTTATCGGTGGTACTACTCCTGCTGCTGTCTCTGCTACTACTGTTTCTGCTACAGGCAACATTACTGTAGACGGTACTGTAGACGGTCGAGATGTTGCCGCTGACGGTACTAAGTTAGACACAGTAGAAACCAATGCAGACGTTACTGATACCGCTAACGTCACAGCCTCCGGCGCATTGATGGACTCAGAAGTCACTAACTTAGATCAAGTAAAAGCGTTTGACTCTGCTGACTACGCTACAGCCGCACAAGGCACTACTGCTGACAATGCACTGCCTAAGACTGGCGGAGCCATGACTGGTGCCATTACTACTAACAGCACCTTTGATGGACGTGACGTAGCTACAGACGGAACTAAACTGGACGGTATCGAAGCCTTAGCAGACGTAACAGACACAACTAATGTTACTGCTGCTGGTGCCTTGATGGACTCTGAGCTAACTGACCTTACTGCTGTTAAGTCTCTGGATCAAGGCGTAGCCACTACTGACACTCCAACCTTTGCAGGTCTTGCTACTTCTGCCAACGTAACCTTCGGTGACAACGACAAGGCTGTCTTCGGTGCTGGCTCTGACCTGCAGATTTACCATGATGGGACGCATAGCCGTATAGATGACGCAGGAGCAGGAGCTTTAATTCTTAGAGCAGATTACGGTTTGTTTGTACAAAAGTACAGCGACAACACTGCAATGTTTAATGTAAGAACAGACGGTGCTGTAGAGTTATTTCACAATGGCAGTCAAAAACTAGCCACAACCTCCACAGGTATCGACGTAACGGGAACTGCCACGATGGATGGTTTGACTGTTGATACCTCAGACCAAGTTATTGTAAATCATAGTGCAGACGGCGGTGGAATTAGAATTGATAGCACTAACGATACAAATACAGGCAGTCTGCGCTTTGGTGATACCTCAGACAACTACATAGGCGCAGTTGAATACAACCACAGCACTAATACTTTGTCGCTTTATGCAGACAACGCAACAAGAGTGGCTGTTAGCTCCACAGGCATCGACGTTACTGGCACAGTGACTGCTGATGCTGTTGCAACAGGTGCATCTACTTTTACAGGAAATTTAACCATTGATGCGGCTGGTGCGTCTGTAACAGTCAAAGACTCTAATGACGCAGGAACGGTTGCCTTTGTTTTTGAAAACGATAGCGGAACAACTAGTTCGATAAGAGGAGCGTCTTCTTCCCAAGACATACAAATTAAACCTAATGAAGTTTTAGCCGCTGCTTTTGCTACAGGCGGCGACATCAGCTTCTACGAAGACACTGGCACGACTCCGAAGTTGTTCTGGGATGCGTCTGCGGAGTCGTTGGGTATTGGTACTAGCAGTCCAGAAAAACTGTTGCATTTAAAAACTTCAGCAATTAATACGGCTTTTGCTCGAATAGAATCTACAGCGACTAACAGCTACCCAACACTTTCTCTTAAAAATGACGCAAGAGAATACCAGCTTACTGCACACGGCCCGCTTGGTGATGTGTTTACTATTTACGATGGAACAGCAGGTAGCCACAGACTTATTATAGATTCTAGCGGGAATGTTGGTATTGGTAACACAAGCCCGATTGCGGCATTGGACGTAACTGGCACAGACGCAGCAGGGTCGTTAACTAGCTTAGGAGACACTGTAACTAGAGCCGCCGCAGTAATAAGAGGTTCAAACCATGCTAACGGGTATGGCCTTTATGCTGGATACGGAAACTCAACAACCGATGCACAATACATTCAGGCAACTAGAGCAAGTGGCTCTACAGCTCTTCCGTTATTAATAAATCCTTATGGCGGGAATACTGGAATTGGCACTAGCAGTCCGTCAAGCCCATTAGAAGTTGCTGGTGGCTCTGCTTATCCTACTACCAAGTTTAGTCGTGATGGTGGTTCAGCGGCTACTCAAGGCTATTTAACTACTGGCTTCTCTGCTATTGGTTACTCAGGTGGTACTGGCGCTGATGCCTATATGGTTTCAGAGCATGGCTTTGGTTTTGCTGTAAACGCTGGCACAAACGCTTTGGTAATTACTGATGGCGGCAATGTTGGTCTGGGTACTAGCAGTCCAGCTCAGGCACTGCACGTAAATTCAGGCGCTAGTAACGAAGCGGCTAGGTTTGAATCAACAGACACTGAAGTTACTTTAGAGCTAAAAGACACAACAGGCACAGCAAAGATTAAGTCTCGCGCAGACTTTAGGTTTGAAACAGGTGCTACACCTTCTGAAGCCATGCGTATCGACTCTAGCGGCAACTTGCTTGTTGGTACCGCTACGACAACTGCTGGCAACGAAGGGATGGTCTATTTCAACGGTAGCTCTTTAAGAGTTACCAGAGACAGCGATGAACCGCTTAACCTCGATAGACTAACCACTGACGGTTCACTTGTAGACTTTAAGAAAGACGGCACCACAGTCGGTAGTATTGGCTATGCTAGTTCAGCATTGTTTATGGGTGGAGGCGATGTAGGCTTAAGGTTTGACGGAGTAAATAACAGAATTACTCCTGTTGGAAACGCCTCAAACTTAGAAGCAGTTAGAGATGACGCTATTGATTTAGGTTATGGAACAGGTCGCTTCAAAGACATTTATGCTACCAATGGCACAATCCAAACATCTGACCGTAACGAAAAGCAGGACATCGAAGCACTGTCTGACGCAGAGCAACGTGTAGCTGTAGCGTGTAAAGGCTTGCTACGTAAGTTCCGTTGGAAGTCTTCCGTAGCAGATAAGGGCGACGACGCACGTATTCACTTTGGCATCGTTGCTCAAGACTTACAAGACGCATTTACTGCTGAAGGCTTAGACGCTGGACGCTACGCAATGTTTATTTCAACAACATGGACTGATGAAGAAACTAATGAAGAGCGTACACGAATGGGTGTTCGTTACTCTGAGCTACTTGCCTTTATCATCGCCTCTATTTAACTAGGAGACTAACTAATGACTACATGGACTATTGCAACACTTGA